CGCAGATTGAATGATACGTTTTATACGACGATTGCTGGGCGAAAATTTGAGAACCAGGAGAGGCTTGATAAGGTCAATAACTGGATCAAAGCTAATGTGGATGATATTAGTCCACATGTTTTCAAATTTTGCCATGATTGTTGTTTACTTGATGGTACACTTTGCAAACATATGATTGAAGTGCCGCCTGTTCCAGCGGTACCTCTCAACCTCGGGGAACAAGACTTTGGTAGAAACAAATGCACCAATAATGTGATTACTCGTGAAGCGAAGGCCTATAATAAGGCAATATTTGATAAGAAACCGAGTAAATTCGATCCCACATTACTAATTAATCATGAGTTAGGTAGGTTACCTACCCACAAAGATCATGCCGCAAAGCACGCAAAGCAAATGCTTCCGGACACTCTGATTAACGAGAAACTCTTTGCACATTTAAAGATGAGCAACCATGCAAAGTATCCCAGCAGGGATGTTAAGATGGAATTTCTGAATAAGTTAACTATGGCTTATCTCAAAGAGAATAATGTGAAATTGGACGAATTAACACCATTGGAGATCAACATGAATTTGATTACTATACAAAAGGTCTGTGACGAGAAGGATAGTAGTTTCTGCTTGCAGGAAGCTAATGTCGAACACGAAAGAAAGCAGCGTTTTTTCACCGCCTGGGTCAGGGAGAAAGTCCAAGTAAGGAAGACTTTAAATGGATTAACCGGATCATACGAGAAAACGAAGCTGAAATGCAAGACTGGATTAAAAGACTCAAGGCTGCTAAAAAATTCAACGAGCATATTCAACCGCGCGTTGCTAAGCGTATCGAAAGAGGCGAAGACATTTTGGGATACGACTTATGTTCCTGTTGTGGAAACGATATTAAAACCATTGGATTTAATTCTCATGGTAAACAGACCAAAACCGGACGTTTACACAAAGAAGGAGCACTTGCAGGATTGGGAACATGTGATAGATGTCACTCCAGAATACACGGAGTTGCTTCACGAGGACAACAATTGGCGAACCATAGCGAAGGCAAACTCGTATTGGGGAGCAATCACAAACTAGATCCAGGAATACGGGCTGACGAGCGCGTTAGGAAAGAATACGTCGGAACCGTCTTAGAGGACTGTCGGAATGGCACAAAATTATGCAAGCACGCACCATGGAAGTGTGCTAGTGTAAACGACAGTTCTGCTGATTTAAATTGTGCACCTAAAGAATTCGTTGAGGTGTTTCAAACACCCTTAGAAGGACGAAAACCAATTATTGTTGTCTCGAAATGCCATCACAATGAGGTGGTTGGATTATGCAATAGGTACTTACGTGAAACTAAACATGATGTTACGTATGATGACGCTATTGTTGAAAAAATCATCGATGATTTGTGTGACAAATTGAGACCACATTTTGATGGACCAATGCGATTAGAGGAGTTCATGAATATGAAGGCTGGTAGACTTAGGGCTAGATATGATGCGGCTGTTGCGAAAATAATGTTGAAAGGATTTGACCCCAGGAAACATTCTCGCATTGCTGCGTTTGTTAAGGATGAAGTCTATAATGATCCCATGAAGGATCCCAGGATGATATTTGGGAGAGATCCCAGGTATAATTTGATTT